TCCATGTTCTCATTACAATAGCAGGTGATAAACTTCTATCTTCACCTTGTGAGCGTTGAAAACGTGTTTCATTTCTATCTAATGCTTTTTCTAATGAAGCAAATACATAAACCATTAATATATCATACCCTAAATCCTCTAATTCTTTTTTTAATCTTAAGGTTGGTTTTGAGTTAGCAGCCGTTCCATCTAATATAAAGTTCTTTTTTCCTAATATAATATCTTTCATATAAGGACGGAATTCTTTATTTGCTGCGGCCATTGCTGATGCTGCCTTACTTCTTGCTTCAGCGTCTGAATTTTTTAAATCTAAAGATACTCCCATATCTTTAAGATTACGCATATAATAATCATCTACATTTAATATCAATGTATTGTCAACATCTTCTATGAATGATGATTTACCAGCACCGGGAGAACCAGCGAGAATTAACGCTTTAGGATTGGATGAGCGTTCAAGTATTATATCACGTAATTTATACATAGACTTACATTATCAACATATAAATATACGAAAAATTAATGAGGAATCCTAGGATTTTTTAACTGATGTTCTATATTTTTCAGATAAAGGTTTAAGAATTGGGTTTTCTAAGTCAAATAGGGCTCTGACGTTTGTGTAAATTTGTAAGTTTTCATCCATAGAACGGGGTGATTCATATACTTCCCATTTTTTACCTTGTATTTTACCTTCTTTTGGACCACGTTTAGATGATTTTAACCATAAAATACCTACCCTATCTACTTTTTGTTCATAACATTCTTCAAAACATCTAGCATATATAGCTGATTGGACATCATATGTGGTTTGTAGGTTGTTTGATGTTTTAATATCAATAACCCATATTTCACCATTAATTTTACAAACTAAATCACAGGTCCCTGCTATATGTAAAGTATCAGAATATAAAAATACTTCTGTTTCTATTAATTCAGCACCACTAGTTTCCCAAAAATCAACAAAACGTAAAAACATTTTCCAAACATGTAAATCATATTGTGGAGAACCATCTTTCATTAAATTAATTTCTTTACCTAATAAATACTGTTCACATAAATCATGAGCTAATGTCCCTTCACCTGCTGCTTTTTTAGCAATAAAATCAGCATTATATCCTACTCTTTTTAACCATTCTTCAAAATGTTTCCCTTTAGGAAAATAAGATAAAACATATGTAACTGAAGGGTATGTTTTTTCTCCATCTTCATAGAATCTAGAATCGTTAGTAGTAATTTGAGTAAATTCGCGGTTTAATTCCTGCTTAGGAAAATTAGCTTTCCTTAATTTCATATAGATAATTTTAAGTTAAATAGAGAAGAAAATGTAAATTCTTGTGATTGTTGAATTTTATTTGTAAATAAAGCAAACCCCATATCAGCTGGGTCTTTATCATCTAAGTCTATTACAAATAGTTTTTTTCCTGCTTCTAGTAATTGTTTTGCTATTTTGTAAGTTGATTTAATAGCGTCTTTGTCTAAAGCTAAATAAACTTTTTTAACTTCAGAAGTAACTAATTTTTGCATTAGTTTTTTAGATATATTTTTACCAAATAATGGTATAGCATTTCTTTTTATAGCTATAGCATCAAAAGCACCTTCACACAACACAATAGGAATATCCCAATTTATCATATTTTCAAATCCTATAATATTTTTATCTGAGGATGGAGCGTCATATTTTCTTGATGGTTCTTTTTCAAATGAACGTGCAACAAAATAATCAAGCTGCCCATCAACATTGTACGTGGGTATAATAATTTTATTAGCATATCTACCTTTTTCACAATATCCTATTTGATATTTTAGAACATCCATAGTAGTAACTCCTCTTCTTTTAAGATAAGCTAATGCATGTCTGGCATGTATATCAGATTTAGTAAGATTATATAATGATTTGTATTCTGGGGGTAGTTCTACTTTTGTGTTTGAAACTACAATATCATACTTTTCTGTAGTTCCTAATATATCTTTTAATTGTGTTCTTTTGTTAGCAGATACTTTTAATGCTTTAAATAAACCAAATAAAGTTTTACCTTTTTTATCACATACCCAACAATGCCATAAATTTTCTTTCTTTTTATTTGGAATTAAATTTATCTCTAATTTTGGGTTTTTATGATGACAAAAAGCACAATGGAAAGCATGATTTCCCCTTGCTGTTGGATTACTCTTACCCAGAACGGATTCCACTAACCCAAGTAATATTTGGTTTACCATAAAAAAGACTTCAGTTTAGATTTAAGATACGTTAAATATTTGGATTAACCAAATCTTTCCTAAAAAACTTACCTAATATGTTATCATTTATATATTCTGTATTTTCTAATACATTATTAGAAAATTGGTATTTAGTTTCTAAGTATGTAAGGTGTTTTTTATTAAAAGCAAATTCTAATATTTCACGTGAAAAATATTCTTGTTTACCTTCTGAAAGTAATTGTTTAATTTTAGTATGTGAACCATAATAGGTTTGCCAATCACTTTCTTTAATTACCTTACGTTTACGTTTAGTACCCTTTAAAGGTGGTAAAGTACGATTAAAAAATAATACTTTTTTACCTAAATATTTTTCTCTAGTTGGAATGTAAGTAGCTTCATAGATGAAACCAAATGTATTTTTGGGCATCTGTTCGATGCTCTCTATAACCTCTCCTTTATATAACCACATATTGTGTTTTTATTGATCGTATCTAACTACGAATGTTGTGTCTGTTACACTAGACATTTGAATTGGTTGGGCAAATTTACCAACCAATAATAATTCATTATTATCATTATAAATCCCTACAGTCGTTACATAGGGCATAAAATCTGAACCAGTAGCAAAATCACGCATTGATCCTGAAGTGTCTGTACTAATAGTTGGGTTTTGACTTATATTAAATTCACCACTGTCTACAGTACATACAATTTCATTTTCATAAATTGTATAATTATTTTTAAATAATATTCTATTTGGTGATATTGTTATTGCCATAATTTATTTTTAACAAGGATCTGCTTCGTCAATTATAATACCTGTTTGTATTCTTACAAAAGTACCAGTTGTTGTTTTAAACCATCTTCCAGTACTTCCTCCTAGTGGAACATATTTATATTTTCCTCCTTTATAATTAAACCCATAATATATAATACCTGAGGGGCCTAATGAATAAGTTTCCAATAAGTTTCCACATATTAATTTTTGTAAACTTCTAGGATTAATATTTTCTGGAGATTGTAAAGGGTAAACTTCATTATTAAATCCTATACTACCATATTGTACATCAGTAAGCTCTGTTCCACAAGTTTCAAAAGCTATTATACGGCCCGAGCTTAAAATTACATTTCTTCCTCCTTTTTCTTGAGTACCATTAAATAGAGGATATCTTCCAGAAAGACGTGAACTAATTAATCTATTATCTTTAAATTTAACATTTTCAGAACCTGAAGAGGTTCTTGTTCTCTTACAAGCCGATTCTTGATCTGGGAATGCTCCTCTTAAAGTATATATATCAAGAGAAGGTAATATACACCCTCCTCTATTTTGTATATATCCATCTTGATTAACTATTAAATAAACAGTAGGGCTAGTAAGAATGTAATTTACAGCAGAAGGAAATACAGCTTTAGTATCATCTAAAGCATCTTCTCTAGAATTGTAAAGATATCCATTTGTACCAAAATAAGTTCTTTCTTTATAATCTACACCTGTAATAGCACAAACTGAATCTTGTGTGTCTCGAGGTGATGATCCAAATATTGTTTTTACATAAGTAGTAGGGGCTGGAGGTGCTCCTGGGCCTGGATCCGGTTCAGGATCTGGGGTTGGAGTAGGTGGTGGTGGTGACTTGGTTAATAAAGTAAAAGTTGTATTAGTAGTAGTTCCATTTTTAGGTAATACTAATTGTCTAATTTTAAAAGTTAAACCTTTATCAGGAGTAAATGCCGAACTATCATCTGTATTATTATTAGGGTTATTAAATCCACCTTCAGTAGTATATGTTTCTTTTTCTATACCCGTAGTTGTTCTTTGAACAAAATTTCCATATGTACTTTTTGATCCTCCTTTTATATTAATAGATAAATCTTCAGAACGACCATCTGAAGTCCAAGCACCGGGGTCTGGAGATGTGCTATAATCATAAGTTATTGATGCTCCTGCTTCTATTCTATAATTAACATTTCCTCTAGTACTACGAATTTCAACTTCCATGGCTGATGAAAGGTTGTTTTTAAATATTACATTTACGCTACCTGCTGATAGTGGAGGGGGTAATAAATCATAAGTAAATGATAATAAATCAGAATTAGGTGAGGGAGTTGGTCCACTACAAGATGTAAATGCTCTAAAAAATACAGTTCCAGTTATAAATGAAGATGTAACTGAAAATGATGTACCTATTGACTGTGAGAGTATTTCCGTTCTTCCTGATGCAAAATTTATATCATCACTAATTGAAGCTGTTATTCTAGTAGGAGTGTTTGTTGAAGATTGGGTAACATAACTTACATCAAATCTTCCTCTACGAGAACCTGTATTTAAACTGGTTAAAAGAGGTACAAGACAATTTTCAAATCCTGGTTCACAGTCAATTGGATCATATGATCTATTAAAAAAATCATCTCCATTTAATGAAGCACTAAAAGGGGATACACTTAAATTTACATCAAAAGATGAAGTTACTACACTACCTGAATTAACTCCAGAAGTGAAGTACTGTCTTACTGTAGGCGATATTTGGTAACCTGTATTAGCCATAAATTACGTTGTCTATAAAATATTTTCCAATTGCTATTGCTCTATTATCTAAATCATCTTGAATTATAGAACTTGAATCATACACATTTATTTTACCTCCCATATTAGAATGATTTGCACAGTAATAATATAATGTATCAGGTGCATCTGATGGTAAACTAATGCTTAATTCACCTGTAGTACCTGCTGATCCTGTGTATATAATACCATCCGTATAAGCTGTTCCACCTGAATGTGTACCATTTTCAGTTTCGGATAGTCTAATAGGATGGCCACTATTACTATAATCTGTTTGATCTAAGGAAGAACTTACATTTCTTCTTAATGAAATAGTAGCTTGTTTTACACCATTTATATTATATCTATTACCTTCACTATAACTTTCTACAGTTACATCATAAGAAGAACTAAAGTTATTTACAAAGGACGTTCCTATATTTGGAGACATAAATAAATAATAAACTCTATTAACATCTCTTATTAAGTTTAATTTTCTTGAGAAAATTTCACCACCTCCTAATCCAGTAGGTAATGGCATTTCTGCAAATTCATCTTCATTTATTATCATAATATACATAAGACCATTTTCCATTCGTTGAGATCCTGCATATATGTTATAATCTCTATAACTTCCTGTTGTATTTGCCCTTACTCCTATTGGATCATTTGTATATTGTTCAGCATCTGTATAAGAGAAAACTTCTAAATAATTTATATTATCTACATCTGCTGTCATTAACCATACTTTATCTGTTCTTTGAGTAAAATACTGTGAATTTCCTCCTCCAAAATAACTTGAAGAAATTGAACCACTAAAAATCTTTCCATTAGTGTATTCTACATTTGAACCCGATATAGTATTAATTACATTCCCAAAAGCATAATCTTCTCTAAATAAAAGTGTATTAGGCCCTATAAAACTACCTGTATTACCATATGCGGTATCTATAAATTCATTATCACGAGCTATAAAGTTAGACCCACTGCTATTACTACCTGTAGTTATTAAAGTTGCTATACTTCCTGTAAAAGTATCTCTAATATCTTTTAAATCAACTTGTTTATCAAATTTAAAGTTTATATTTGTAGTTAAATCTTCTGTATTAACTTTTGATGCTGTTAAATGTAAAGAGCTTACAGAATGACTAGTACCAAATGCTAAGGAAACATCTACATTTTGCTCAAAGAAATCTACCCTACCATTACCTGTAATAATTGCAGAGTTTGTTATTTCGCTTCCTGTTAAATTAGCAGGAACATTGCTTATATCACTAGAACCACTAAATTCTCTTCTTAATGTAAAATTATGGTTTGAACCTGTAAGTATATCTATGTATAAAGTATCATTCACATTCCAACCATAACTTCCAGTTGCACTACCAGAAGTATCAAATTGTACAGGAGTTTCACTCCCAGAATGTATTCTAACGGATACATGTTCAGAACCAGTTTTTTGATAAAAATTAAGGTTACGTCGTGCTACACTACCTGTGCCGTCTTCACAAAATGATGCGCTTACTTCCCATACTCTACCATAAATTTCTAATGCTGTAGTTGAAGCAGTACATAATAAAGCATTATCAAACATTTCAACACTAGCTGAACCTGATTGTAGCCCTTCACCAGCTAAGCTAACATTTACATTTTCAATACTAAGTAAAGAGCCAGTATATACTGAAAGATCAGTAGTAATCCTATATCTAAAACTATCACTTCCTCCAGTTACATTTAAAAGATCTAAGGAGGTAGATACTGAGGAACTATAATTTATACTAGCAGTATATAATATTTGGGGAGATGATGTAACTTCATAATTAAAAGAATAATTACAATTGTCAGCATCAAATATATTTAATATATAAGATCCACTAGCTAAATCAACTATATTTTGGGATGCAGAAGAAAAACCACTTGGTCCTGACCAACTCCATGTTAAAGGTCCAGTTCCTCCTGTTAAGAAATAATCTTGTGGTTGGTTATCATCATCTAATTCATCTAATATAATTTTACCACTATTGGTTGCAAAACAATCAACGTTTGTAACTGTGTAACTTGCCGTTACAGGCATTGTTTTAGTTACGGCCATTGTAGAGCTACTAGTACATAAATTAGAATCCTTAAAATATACATTATAAGTTCCTACTTCTAACCCTGTAAACTCATTTGGTAATGCCAATGAATTTGAAAAAGAAGCAGTTAATGACGCTGAGATTATTCCACTTGCACCACTAGCACTTATAATTATACTACCATCATTTGTACCACAATTTTTAACATCATTTTTAAATACTTTTCCATCTATTGCAGTAAAAGAAGTATTTAAAGATTGAGTTACAATTTCACCAATATTATCTTTAATACTTAAAACTAAAGAACGTGTTGGAGTTAAAGAAGCACTCAATATGGGTTGAAATAAATCACTTGTAGGATTATAATTTGTCCCATCTACAGACCAACTATAAGGTGGAATTCCTTTATCTATAGAAAATGTTAATGATGCAGATTCATTACTTTCAAAACAAGATTGGGTAAGAGATAATATAGATGATTCTAAAGGTTGAGATGTAATTTCTAAAGATATAGAGGCTGTATTACTTGTAAGACCTAAAGTGTTATCTACTGTATATTGTAATTTATACCCTCCAGGTATAATACTATTTAAATTTGGAGTAATTACTAAATCCCCACTACCACTTATACTAAAATCAGGAAAAGAAAATCCTTCTGCTGCAAGGGTAGTTATAGAGCTAGAATCTATACTTACACAATCATCAAAATCCCCTACTAAAGGAGATAATATTTTATTTTCTTGAGTATTTAAAATACTAATGTAATCATTTCTAGCTACTGGGTTACCACCTATAAAACATAAATAATCAACATTTGTAATTACTGCTAAACCTTGGTTATAAAATACATTTCCTACGGGAACCGCTAAATTTTCTCCTGAATATATACTAATAGGGTTTGAGTAAAATACATCACCATATTTTGCTATTACTTTAATATAATCATAAATGTTACCTTGCCCATCATCTGCTATATAAAAATCAGATCCAGAAATAATAAATGTTTCAGGTTTAAAACCTTCACCATATGAATCTTTTGGGACAGAAATTACCCTAATTTTAGCAGAATTTTCTATAAAATATATAGCAGAACCATATTGAGATCCAGTAGCATCAAAATCAAATTCTCTTTTTTCAAAGTATGGAAATTCTCTAAAGTTCGGGAATGAGCCCGAAGCCATAGTATTTTGTAAAAAATTATCGTAAGAAGATGAATGCCAAAAATTATTTACATTATCAGGATAAACTAAAGCATCATCTCCTATATCTTGATCTTGGGATGAAGCTGTTATATAGTTTTGATAATATAAATGACGAACTGATTCATAAATCAAACGTCTATAATTCCCATCAGTAGTTAGGTTATCATTTACGGGATCAAAGGGTTGATCTGTTGTAATAGGAATATATTCCCCTATATAAGTTTGAATATTGTTGTCTGCGTATGAAGATGAATCGTACTCATATTGCTTATTAGCAACATATGGTACTGATTTTATTTCAGCAGGGTTTAGTTTTTTGTATGCAAAACTCATTCATTAAAAATCTAATTTTACTCTTACTAGAGCTTCTTTTGTAAAATCTTTAACTAAGGGTTTCGATAATTTAGCTACTGATAATAGTTCATTAGCATCATTATATAAACCTACAGATGTTATAAAGGTTTGAGGGTTATTAATTAAACTAGAATATACAAATTCTCCACTACCACTAATCATAGAGGGGTTAGTAGAGTAATTAAAATCAGAGTTTCCTACTCTTACAAAAATATAATCAGAAGTTATTGTTTCTTCTGAGTTAAGAGAGAAAGTTTGAGCTAATTTAATTGATTCAAACAATTGACTGTGATTAGCTATAAGAGCTTCGTCTGTTAAATCATTATTAACAGTTAGACCTAAACCACCAAAAGAACCAGATAAAGCAAGTGCTCTTGGATTTAATACTATTAAACCTACATCAGGTAAATATTTTCCATATGATCCTGAAGGTGTATATCCAGCAGTTGTAGTAGAAGCAGAAATTGGGGTTGCTGTAGTAGCATTACCATTTGATCCACTTACTATATCAAACACACGACCAGCATCTGTAAATGTTAAAGTAGTTATATCTTTTGAATTATCTGTTAATTGTAAACGTGTTACTTCAGTTCCATCTGAACCAGATAAAACAAGATTAAATGTACCAGGGAATAGTTTTTCTTTATATCTAGCTCTATTAACATTTAATACAAAAATATCTCTTGAATTTGTATTTCCTGTTCCAAAGTTAAAGTTGGTATTTTCATCTCCATTTACTAAGGTTCTAAATTGACCATAAGTTACTTTAGTAGGAGAACTTCCAGTTACTAAATTGTTATAAGGGGAAGAACCCGAACCTTCTGTTTCTCCATACGCAATTGCAAACTGTACTTCAGAATCTGATCTTAAAGATGATGTTTGAAAAACATCTAAATAAGTATTAAATGAAGATGTTTGGGATGAAGTAAAAAATTGGGTTAAGGTAGGTGTTTGACCTGACCATAAAGTAGAAGTGATAGAATCCGCACTTACTACAAAATCACTAGCGTTTAAACTTACAAAGCTCATAATATTACGATGTTACTTTTGTTATGTTAAGTGGGATTGTTAATCTTGCTCCTGAATCTCTACCTGTTACTGTTATGATAGTATTCAGTGTATTTGATGTTCCAAACAATGTATTAACTGTAGTTGCAGTTAAATTAATTGTTGTTCCAATTACTGTTCTAGATACATTTGTACCTATAGTAGTTGTAGTATTTAAGGTAGCTGCTGCTGCATTATTTACACCTACTCCTTCAAAATTAGATAATGTTCTTGAATCTCCAACAGTAGCTGTATAACCACTTGATTCAAATGTTGAATCTGTACCTAAATAATTAAGTGTTTGTGGTGTAATTGATAATGAAGCTCCTTGTTTTAAAGTAATTGTTGTATATCCTAGTTCTAATACAGGTAATTTAGCTGTACCTCTAGGTAATGTTAACAATTTATATTTCATTGTTTGAGTTTCATCAGGAAAAGCTTCAAGGATAGGCATGTTTTCAATTGCCTCTCCGTAAAATGCTGAGCCTGATGGGTGGTTTGGATTATAAAGTGTATAATCAATTTCATCATCTGCTAAAGAGAATTGTGTAATTCTAAATGATCCATCATTTCGTGCTAATAATTCACGACCTTTTTTTGTTAGGATGGCATCAACAGTAACTGTAGTATTATTTAAATATCCCATGTTTTATTCTTGTTGTATATAAATATAGTATTTTTTAGTTTTTTACGAAATTAAATTTTGTGATTTTAATTCTTTAACAATATTACCTGCTCTTTCTTGTAGAGCTTTAGGTATATCAGCAGGTAGCACAATTCCAGAGGATGTTCTACCAGACTGTTTTTCAAAATCAAGTACAATATTCGTTTCATCTTGTACCTTTTTTAATATAATAAATCTTTTTATTCGTTTAGCATCTTCTGGTAAAGTTGCTCCTGGAAAGTCTTCACATGCTCTTGCAGGTATATCTTTATCAAATTCAATTGTTAAACGGTTTGTATTTGTTACTTCGTCTCTTGGTATAACATTTACACGTTTTACTTGACGTTCAAATTCTCTAGGGAATATTCCACTTCCTGTTCCTGCTTCTCCTGCCTTTACGTCTACAAATCTAAATAAATCTCCTTCTTGAATTGAAAATTCTTCATCTACTATACCAAAGGAATCTGATCCACTTTCATATACTGAAGATGTTTGTATGAAGTTTTCATACCAGTAAGACATAGAAACTGATGCTGTTAAAATATTAAATGAACCTGTGGTATTTCTTACAAATAAAGCATTTCCATTACCAGCATCACCCCCATCTGTAATACTTGAAGTTAAAGCAATTACAGGATCAGATGGGAAATAATAAGTATATTTTGGTTCAGAATGATCAGCCGATTCCTGTCCTATGTTTATAGAAGCACTTATAATTTCAGGTGTAGAGAAATCAGTTTCAAATCTACCACCCATAGATGATGGTGAATCTTCTAATATAGCTGATATTTCATTTGTATTTTTAGGTAAAATAACAGAGTTAGTTACATGGTATGTAGCTTTAAGTAAAGCAAATTCTCCTAAATCAATTGAAGAAGATAGAATAGGTTGTGAGCCATTAAAAGGATTCCAAGTTACATATTCAAATGAAGCAGAAGGGTTTTTAGGGATATTTATTTCAAGTTCAACTTGACCTTCAATATTAATTAATAAATCATTATCCCACCAAATTGTTGATTGGTTTACAGGAGCATTTCGAGTTAATTTTATAGAAGGATAACCCCCTACATTAACTACATTACTACCACTTGATATTTCTATTGTACCTAAATCAAAATTTCCTATTTCAATAAATTGTCCTCCTAAACTAGTAGGTACTTGCCTTAAATCTTCTTTTGTAATATTAGTAACAGATCCAGAAGTAAAGTTATATACTAAAGTTGTACTTCCTGTTGGGTTTTGTAAAGAAGGTAAAAATCTAAACCCACCAGCATATACTGGTTTTAACCCATCAAGATATTTTTGATCTGAAAGTAGTTGGTTATCATCTAATGATATATTAGCTTCCTTATTGGCATTAAAAATATTTTGTAAATCAAAAATAGTTTCATTTTTTCGAGTTAGCTCAGTAACATTTGCTCTACCATCAATTAAGTATTTAACATAAACATTACACCTATCCGGAAAAAATGAGCCAGTTTCTACTACTTCTGAGAAGTATGCAAATTTAAGAGAATTTAAATCAATGGCCGCTGTTTGTCCATATGAACTATCTCCTACAACATAATCATTATATTTTTGAGAAATAGTTTTACTACCTAAATAACGTGGATTGATGTTACGTAGTAAGGTATAATTACTATCCTGAATGGAAGCATCTAAAAATGGAGAATCTTCTTCAGTTATTTCACCAAAGGATCTACTTGTAATAAATCCAATATTAACAGGGGTAATTATATTTGTAGAATAATCTAAGTCCATATATTGGACTGATTTTCTAGCTTCAGAAATATTATTAAATGTAGGGTCTAAAGGTGTTGCCGAATATGAAATTGAAGTGCTATACTCAGTTTCTGCATTAAAGAAATTTAATTCTGTTACTACACTTGTTGTAGGTTGAGTATAAACAGTTAATTCACTACCACTATATTCACCTGTAAAAGGTTCTCTATTATCTGTAAAATTATAGACTACACCCGAAGCTGTAATTGTGTTTGCCGAACTTGAAGGTATTGTAATATTTCCAGTATAAGTTGTATCTAATGGTATTCCCATAGGGGTAGAACCTGTAATGCTAACAACATTAGATGAACCACTATGATCAACATAAGTAAAAGATGGTTCAAACTTTTCAGTTTTATTTCTTTCTAAAATGTGGGGTTTAATTATTAAACCTGTATTAAGTAATGTTTTAGCAGGGACAAAATCCTTTAACATTTTAAATAAAGAACTATCATAATAAGATAGTAACTTTACTATATCTGTATAATTAGATTTTTTATAATATTTTTTAAAATAAAAATCTCTTAACTCATTTAAATCAGGATATGAACTTGAAGCAGCTAATTTAGGATCACCCACATATTCATCTATATCAAAGAAACCTAATTGGTTTATAATATCATTATCTATACTATTTTGTATAGAAATACCTACTTCAGCTATGTCTAGATCAGCTGTAGTATCATCAATTGATTTTTCTTGAACTGAAATATAAGGAGATAAAGTAGAACCTGAAGCATAAGGGTAGGTTACTGTTCTAATTTTTTGATCGTTTGCTGTAAAGGCACCAATATCTGGACCTTGCATTAAATCAACATTACTATGAGTTACAAAACTAGAAGTTGAAAAATTAGTTATAATACCATAGTTTACTGTAGATGAACCAGTACCTAAAAAGGAAGCTGTAGGTGCAAATGAACCAGTAGACATAGGGTGAACTGTATATACAGCATTATCACCATTTGAACCTGAAACAAAATCATAATTACCTAAAGGTAATCTGTAAATTAAGTTATAATATGATGATGTAATATCATTATCAACATAGGATGTTGGGTTTAAAACATGTTGGTCATAAGTTGATTGTGATAAATTTGTAATCCAATATCTAAATTCTTGGAAATAACCATCAAATGTGATTCCATCAGGTGCTATAATATTACTACTACTTGCCCCTCCTAAATAACCATGTAATTGGTGGTTACCTGTAGTAAAAAGATATGAGTTCCAAGCTTCATTATATGATGATGAAGTTGAACCTGATATTACTAAACTAGCAGAACCTTCAAAATCAATGTAGTTGTTATTACCATCATATTGACCAGATTTTGCAATCAATTCATAAGTAATGTTTGATCCAGTATCATTTAGGTTTTGACCAGCAGGACTTCTATCTAATTTTACATTCCAAAAACTTCCACTAAAGAAAGGAAAATATAAAGGATCTGTAGAAGTATATCCTTGTGAACCGGATAATATAAATCTTAATTCACCATAAGTGTTATAAGTATCTCCTCCTAAAGCAGCATTAGATGCAGAAGGGTATAATAGTTGAATTCCAAATTGAGACCTTGAATTTGAGTTATTTACTTGAAATAAAGATTGGGTATAATAGCTTGAAGAAGGTATTCCTTTAGTTTTAAATCTAAATTCAACTGAATCAGGTACTTGGTCTTCGGCAATTGTTCCATTCCACCAACCTTCAATATTATTCCAATCTTGCTCTACTTCTTCCCAATGATCAGGGACCATAGGCATTAATGTTGGTAACCAAGGAACCTCTACAGAGCTAGTTCGTCTAGTATCTAGTATATAATTTGATTTCTCATGGTATTGAGTTATTTGCCTTTTATTTTTTGTATTACCACCATACTCATTAATTCTTAATATATCATCTGCTATACCAAAACAATTTAAAAGTGCTCTTACTCCATTAATTGTTCCTCTAGTTTTTAAAAGGTAAGGTAAATTATGATAGATACGTTTATAGACTTCTTTATTTAAATCATCATATAATATTGGTTCATTTGATGCAGAAACATAATTTTCTATTCTATAAGAACCTGTTTCTGGGACAAGTGAGCCTGAAGGCCCAAGTCCAGTTAATGATGAAAATATATTTTCACCTGTTCTATTAGTAGTATATAATTTTATTCCTAATGAACGTAAAGCATCTGCTACTAAGTCTTTTGAAATACCATGTTCAGGTCTATTATCAGCATCTCTTAAATCACTAATTGCTCTAGTGTAAGTCCAAATAGAATCAAAATGTTGACCTAACATAGAAACTAAAAGTTCTAAACCTTGATTTTGAACATCTTCTTGTACATAGGAAGGTAAAGTATTCCAAATATAATTCCTATTTTCAATATCATATAAAGAAGCGGATAAAATTTGACCACCAAAGAAATCACTATTTTCATCTTCTGATCCAAACCATACGGAAGCTGTATCAGATGTTACAGCATAATTATTATAAGGAAGTGTTGTATTAGTTTTAGGCCATGCCTTACTTCCAGATTCAAAATATAAATAATATTCATAATTGTCAAATTGTTCAATTAATTTATCTATATTTTCCTGAAGAGTTGCTTTTGAAGCTGAAATAGATGTTTGGTCTGTTAAGGGATCAAGAGCAGTTAATTGGTTTAAATCAGTTTGATAATTTTGAACTAAATTAAGTTTATATTTAAAATTTTCTAAACGTTCATAAGCTGAGGAGAAATGAACAAAACTACCATACTCAGTATGGTCTATGTTTATATTAATACTTTTTTCTTCAAGTACCGATTTAACTTGTTGATATGATGAAGTTAAAGTAGTACTTAATATTTCACTAATATTAAAATATTTTGTTGTAAAATTTGTTTTTTTATTTAAATCAATATTAGTATTTGGGCCTCTTAGATATTCTACTTCTTCAGTTTCATCAGCAATAAATGAGACATTAATATTAAAAGAAATTGGATCAGATACTTCTTCTACTATCCATAAAGTATCTTTTAAATTATAATTTGATGGAAGAGGTTCATATAATTTTACAAAAATACTAGGTTCAAGTTCATTAGCAGTATCTAATAAAGTATTTACTCCTATTAATGTTTGATTATTTCCAAAATTTAATATTAAATCAGAATAAAAACTTTTACCTTGTTGTGAAGCTATATAATTAAAATAAGAAGTACCTACAGCATCAAAAGATAAATCATTAGTAGTAATTTTTATCTCTGTTCTATCCGAAGATATTTCTTTTATAAAATACCTTGTTGTATTTGAACTTAAAAGTAAGGGTCTATAAAATTGATATATTACATTATAATTCCCTATATTATATCCTGCTTGAGTTAAATCTTGTTTAGGATCTATATATAAAGTATCAAATAAAGAATTTTCAGGATTAGTAAGAAGAGTACTATAATCAGCAAAATTATAATTTGAATATAAGATGTTATTAGTAGCAGAATATATGTGATGTTCTACTATATCCTGTTCAGCTCCAAACTCTCTATTTATTTCATATTCATTTAAAAGATTAATATCTTGAACTGAATAATCTTGAGTTTGTAGATTATTTGAAGAAATATTCGATATACTTGTTGTTTCTGCCATTAGATATTAGTGCTCAAATTAACTAATTCTTGTTGTGCCGAGAATAGTTGGGCTCTTAATTGGTTTATTTCATCAAGTAAACCTTGTATTTCTGTAGATTGACCTGATGATCCAATATAAGAAGAGCTTCTTTTAACTATTTCTTCATGTGAACCTACTCCTTTTTGGGGTATTTCAAAAAATAACCTATCATATTCAACTAAAAATTCAGCAATTGTTATTGGTTCCTCAACAATTTCTATTTCATCTGGTTGAACTAGTTGTTTAAATTCTGTATCTACTACTTTAGGATATGATACTTTACCATATACCTGTTTTTGAAGTTTTACCTCTTGTTTAGCCATTATCTAACTACTTTAAAATAGTTGTCTTTATCTTCAATTACTAGAGTTTCATCCCCAACTATAGTTTTAACCATTAATTGGTAATATCTTTCGGGTTCTAACCCATCCATGTAAACTGTAAAGTAATTACTACCACTATCAGCACTTATTTTAGTATATGAAGTATCAAAATCAACTACCATTTCATCTGTTTTAGAATCTTTTAAACCCCAATATGAAGATGTTGGAAGTGCTTTAGTATTTAAATATACTGAACTGGTTTGGAAAGTCCTAGTAGGATATGTATCTCTTACTTTTAATCTAAAATCATATATCCCACTGTCCTCAAATTCGCTTTTTAAATTCGTAAATGATACAATAAAATCACTTGAAGTTACTAAGGTTATTGGTGTAGCATGTGATGAATCATCCCACTTAAATTCTAATTCAGGTGGGTATATAGTGTGAGTATCCATGGAAAAATATTGCGTCTCCACGAATGAGGATGAAAATTCGATACTTGCACTATGTTTAACTATAAATCCATGATTATCAATTGAACTACTATTCCACAGTTTAACCATGTTAGTAACATCCATTGAAATATCTTTATCACTTGTGTATAAAAAAGTTTGTGACGAACCAGATTTATTTGTATAAAAATCTCCACCGGAGGATGACCAAGCATTTGAACCTGATTCTCCTCTCCAACCCCATGAACATCCATCTTGAGTTTTAGGATCATCACTTACTCTACCAGTTCCCATATCCCAGGCTCCTGATACAGGGTTTGCTTCTAGGGTGTAGTTTAAAGGTGCGTTTTCAGCATTTGCTAAATATAATTTTAAATTAGTAGAAAAAGCAGACCCAGTTATTATATTATTAACTACATTGTTTATATCAGTTGTTTTAAACTGAATTAAGGCACGTGTAACAGCAGGTAAATCACCAGCAGCTGATGAATTGATGTTAATACCATTATAATTAGAAATATCTAATATTTCATCTAAACCTGTATTTTGTGCAGGGTATTGGGATAAAATAAAAGTATCTTTTTCGGGAAATATTTTATATACTGCCATTTTTTTAGTTTGTTACTACTCTTCCCTGGATATCAGTGTCAGGGTATTTTAATTCAAATATACTTGGGTCTAAAGATGGATATAATATTTCATTTATAGTAGCACCCTTAATATCATATGCTAGTTTTGAATATCCTTCATTTTCACCTACTTTATTTACAAATTCTAATGATTTAACTGTTTGAACTCCTTCTACACTATCAATTACATTTTTAGCGTTATTAATTAGAATTGGTTGATTAATTTGCCATTTATCTATATCAAAATAATCTTTTAATTGTATAATAATATTATTTAATACTGTTTGTGCATTATAATTTGGTAATAGAATTACATCAAAATTAATTCCAATATTAATAATAAAAGCATCTTTTATTTCAACAGCATCAGTTAACATTCTATACTCACTTAAATAAGTAATTAAATTTTGTTTTAAAGCAGGATCAGCAACTATTAAATCATTTATGTTATTTTGTGATAAAATACATAAGGATAATAAATTGTTATCATATCTTCCTTCAGTTGTTTGTCTGTTAGGTGAAATAGAAGAATCTTGAGTTACATATACTTTAGCTACTTTACCAAATTTTGAAGGTAAAGATAAAGATCTAATAGCATAATCATCTTTAGTTACAGTTCTTAATTGTGTTGGATATTGAGCTATTGATTTTCTTCTTATATCTTCATTTGTATCTCCATCTCCTCCTCCTGTAGCAGGATTAGTGTTTGTAAATGCTAAAGAATCTCTAACTGTAGATTGTAAAGTAGAATCTAAATTAGCTCCAAAAAATGTTACTGTACCAGAAGATAAAATTGTTAATGATTGGGCTGAAACATTAGATGTTGCCCCTCCTCCTACAAGATATTGTATTGTTAAAGTAGTATTTGCTGGTGATAACCCATAAGTTTTTGTATATAAAAAGTTAGAAGGATCATAAGCTGTTAATAATTTATCAGTACCATAAGGTAATCCTAAACCTACATTATCAGAATTAGGGGTAATAGTTTCATCCGGGCCTGAGGATATTCCAGGGCCAAATTGCAATTCTACTTTATTATTTGATTTAAAACGTTTTATAAATCTTTTTGGGACTTTTAGTAGTTTTAAAAGATAAGGTGTTGTAGCATTATATTGATATAAATCGGGGTCATTAGATGCTATATTAGTTTGTGGATCAAATATAGTTTCTTGTGCTAAATACGGGACTTCATACCATCTACCCCCATTTGTATCTGTACATTTTATAATTTCAATTATATTTGTATCTTCAATTTGAATTGTAGAAAATCTTTCAGGAGTTGTAAAAGTAAATTGAGCTGTTTTTAAAGTACCAGCTGTAGCTTTAGCAGATTTTTTTAATAAATAAAAATCAGGATTATTAGTTCCATCTAGTGAGTAAACAGATATATCAGTAGGATCTGCACTACCAGATATGGTAAAATCAACTTTATCTTCTATATAGAAAAAAACATCTGTACTATTAGATGATTGTATCTGTGCACCTTCAGCTAAAATCATAGCATAATTGTAATCAGGTCTATATAATCCCCCTTCTATTGTCGAAGGTATAATTTGAAATATTTCTACATTAGTTGTTCCAGCATTTGTTACTTGTGGAAAGTAACCATGTGTATAAGCTAAAGCTAATAAACTATCTCTTTGCTTAGCAAATTCCAAATAGTTTTCTTGAACCTGACTATCACCATAATAAGCTAAAACATCCCCTACATAGGAAGCCATTTCAATTAACATTAACCCCGCAGATGTATCTGAGAAGTCATTATATGTGTTAGGGTAATATATTTGAGCAAATTCAAGCAGTTTTTGTTTGAACCCGTCAAAATCTTTATTTAAATATTGTATTTCTTTAGACTCCGCCATTAGTATTAAAGTTTATTTGAAGTTCATCTTCTATATTTGTATTAATCACAGAGTAATTAAGATTTATAGTGACTCTGAAGTTATTAGGATCTAATTCCACTGTTAAAGTATTTATTTGAACTTGTGGAAAAAATGTTTCAACCCCACCATAAATTAAATTTTCTATTTGATCCGTTATATTTTCTGTTATAGGTTCAAAGAGTAAATCTCGTACACCTGATCCAAAATTAGGATTCATTATTCTTTCCCTTTTACCTGTTAAGATAAAATTTAGCAAGTTAGATTTTATAGCATCTTTAGTAGTAAAGGTAGTATTAATGCCCGTAGGACCATTAAAGGGTAAAGCAATCCCTACACCTGTACTAGGTTTAAGATCTAAAATATCAACATTACGTACTATATAAGCCATTATATTTTACCTGCATTTTTCATTTTACCCATTAAACCTGAAAAATCTGGTACAGCATCAATTGATACTTGATTTATATCAGATGTTTTTTGGTTTGATATCATTGCATCAACAGAATCTACTACTTTAGTAGGTGTCCCAGGCATACCTCCTTGAAATCCTACAGCATCTTGTGATGACATCCCACCATTAAGGTTTCTCCAACCCCCTTCATTATGTGTTTGATTTAAAACATCTGCTAAGGCACCAACTCCTTCAAATAAAGGTTTTGAAAATGCTGTAGTTTCATGTTTAGGTGTTTCTGTTTTAGGTTTTTCCTCAATTAATTCAGATAATGAGTTGTTATTTTTCTTTTGTTCGACAACTGGCTTCTGAACTACTTTGTTTTCAGTGATAGGAGTTTGCATAATTAAAGATAATTCTTCTTTAATCACGTCTCTTACTTCCTCTCTAATAACTTTTCTAAAAGCTTCTAATTTCATGACTATAAATATTTATATATTAGTTTTTTCTTTTAAATGCTGGGCGTAATTTTACTTTAACTTCCGAATTGGGCCCAAATCCAATTTGGTATTTATCTCTAATATTAAGATCATTTATACCGTATTGAATTTCTGTTTCGGTATATTCTTGCCTTAATAATAATTTTACCCATTTAGGTAATTCTTGTTCTTCAACTTTAGTAAAGTAATCTTCATAAGGCATAGGTGGGATACCTCGAGGACTATTTAAAGTTAATTGTTCCCAATCTATTCTAGTTTGTGTTCTTAATCCTTCATACCATTGTTCCGTTTTTCTTTGAACTTCTTTAACTTTATCTGGGTTAGGGTCTAAACTACCTAATACTTGAGATTTTAGAGTAGCTAATAATTCTTCATCTGAAAGGTTTTCGCTTCCAGGTTGGTTAAGAACTTGTCCTATTGTTTCAGGATTAATATTATTTAAAGTATCAAATACATTTTTAATAGCTTTAAATTGTGGGTTTGATTCCTTCTGTTCTTGCAATAAAGGAGCAATTAAAGAATCAACATTAATTGTTTTATGTTTAGTATCTCCTTTAGGTTTAGAAGTTAAAGGTGGATTTGAAATTCCAGTTCCATCTACAGGTTTAAATGCTCCTCCTCCTATTCTACTTTCAGTAGGTTGTTTTGGATCTATAGGTCTACCTTCTACTGAATTATCAGGTTGACCCTGGATATTATTAGTAGATGGGTTATTAGCTCTAGCTTTTAAATTATTTGTTTGTAAAGGATTTGATCCTAAATCTTCTGCTATATTAATTGCATCATCATCAGTAATTTGGTTAGGAGATGAATCAGGTGTATTTATTCCTACAATTCCTTGTTGAAGTAACAAATTAAGTTTATATTTAACTTCAGTAACAATCCCATTTAAATCATCACTAAAAGTTAAATCAGTAGCAGTTATTATATTATCATTTGAATCTAAAGCTATACCTCTTCTTCTTAGTAAAGTTTGTGAATTATTCTCTATAGGTTTATCTTCTTGTATCTTAATAGTATAACCTAAATATATCTCTTGGAAGTTACCAAATCTATCCTCTGGATCTGCTATAATGATTTGTTTTTGGTTAAAGGCATTTTCACCCGCTTTAAGTAAGTCTCCATGTTTACTTTTATCAAATTTATTAAAAGTATAATATTTTAACTTACTCCTAAATTCTTGTCCTAAAGTATCTTCAAAATTAACTCCTGTAGATAATGAAACTAAATCACCATAGAAAATTATATTTCCAAACTCATCAAACCCAAATACACTATCCGCTAAAGGCATTATAGTACCTTGTCCATCTATGACAACAAAAGTAGATACTCCCGTAGTATTAACTATACTTGATCCCTCTAATCCAGCTTCAAATTTATCTAATTGTGGGAATGCTGCTAGTAGATTTTTAAGGGCAATAAAATTATTTCTAGATGCTTCGTTTGCAGATTCTTGTAAACCGGATTTATTAAACCCTTCACAACTTTCTAATTTAGCAGCTAATTTTACTGATTCTTTAATAATTAGTTCTAGATAAGTTTTAACAAACCCTAATATAGATACTAATCTGTCAATTTCTTTACTTATTTTTTCAAGTAATTCAATACCTCTTTGTATCCCATCTTCAATACCTTTTAAGAAATTAGTAACAGTTTCTATAACCCCTACAGGTACAAATAGGGCAAGTATAATCTTAATTACAGCTCTAACTACTTTTAATATAATTCTTATTACTTTTAAAACAATTATTACTGTTTTTATAATGGTATTAACAAAATTTAAAGCTACAATTATAGTACTTATAATTTTAACTATATTCCGTCCAAATGCAACTACTATTCTAACAATTCGGGCTATTTCATCATATGGGATAGCATCTCTTAAAAACCTATTTATACTTTCTATTTGTTTTTTAAATATTTCCTGGATGGCAAAGGTTATATTAGTAAAGGGTAATACTTTACTATAAAAATCTCTTAGTACTCTTACCCTTTCTATAACATCTTCGGCGTTAATACCCCCACTAAGGGCTAAAGCTGCAGTATCAGTTGCATTAGCTATAGGTGCAGCCTCATCTGCTACATCATCTATTACTTTTTCAACATCCTTAAATGCTGCTTTTAATTTAGCAGCTCCAGGAATAGTATTAGGTAAACTTCCTATTTGGTTTGCAATATTATTAATACCTAATTCCCTTAAATCTTTAGTTAAACTATTTAAATCTGCACTTAGCTCGTTAACATCTCCTGTTAGTACAGATTCATATTCAATTTTAAAAGATTCAAATTCAGCTAATACTTCCTCACCAGATTCATCAACTAATACACTACCATTTGGAGCCATTTCATATGGAGGGACAGATGGGGATATACTTTCGACGTTTATAACGTATGATCTTCCAAAAAAGGGATCTTCTATCTGTTCAGAATTTCCTACTATTCCTCTCATTACAGAGGTAATTTTAGGATTATCTAGTTGGGTTATAGTAACAGCAGACCCTTTTTCCATTACACCTTTTTTTGGTGAAGATGGGTCTTCTGATGGGACATTTAAAACAATGTTTCCAACTTGAAAGGGTATAGTAGAAAAATCTTCATCAGATAAGAAATCAATAGTAGGAACAGCAAATGGTATCTCTTTGACCCCTCCGACTAAATTATAAGACCTAAATTTATTTACTACTTTATCAATTTCACCCTGTGCTCTTCCTAATGAATTTGCTACGGGGCTGCCTGGTGGGAATAATTGACTAGTAGCAAACATTAAAGGATTACAAAAATCATATGTGTTTATTACTGTTAGAGTACCATGTATGTTTATTAGTGATGGGTTTGCTCCTACATTTTTTATAGCTTTAAGAACTTGACCCCTATTTTCTTTAGAAAAGAAATCTACCTCTAACATTTCTACTAAATCATCATCACTTCCATATACAAGCTTTAAAGAATTTTCATGTAAAACATCATTAAAGTTAGATAATGATTTATAAGCCTGTTCTAATATTTTTTCAACTTTACTCATTATTGTGTTTTAACTAGTTGAGAAAGAGTTCCAGGTATTCTTTTTGCTAAAGCTCTTGTTGCTTTTTGAAGTGATACTCCTGCTCTTTGAGTAAATTTTATTGGTACATCATTTACATCACTGGCTAATTTAAGGTTTTCACATACTTCTTGATCTAATATTTTTAAAAATTCAACAAAAATAATAGCAAGTGAATCTCCTTTAATTAATGGATGTTTTGCTTCTAACCCTAACATTATTTCCGATGAGTTTATAATTGTTTTTCCTCCACTGTTTATATTAAAAGTACCATTTGTAGAAATACCTACTGCTTTTTTACCAATTATAAACGTAGAATCTTGTTTAGAATTAATTAATACTCTATCTGAATCTATAATGATTTGATTTCCTCTATACGGAAATTCAGGTTTATAGGTAGTTGAAGGTTCTTTTAATGTATTTTCTTTAGTAAGAGTTTCTTCACTAGCATCAGGTTTACCTTCTACTTGAGGGTTTGAAGCAGCTATATCTTTATTTGCTTGAACTTCAACTTCAACTTCTGGTATATCAATTCCATCCTTTTGGAGTGCCTCCATTTTCTTTTTAGCCCTCTTTCTTTTTCTACTTCCAAATAATGCATAAGTGACTCCTTCAGGGATACCAAAGAATTGTTGATATAAATCAACTACATTACTCCATATGTCTATAATAAATTCAATCATTAGGCACCAGATTCATTTCCATCATTATCTCTATAAGTAAATTCTCCTCTATTAGTTGGAGTAGAAGGTTGTTGAACACGGCCAGGTGTTCTAACAGAAGAAGGTTTTGGTTTTTTAAAAAATTCTTGAGGGAAATTTTGTTCTTCTTGTTCTGCTTTAGCTACTATTTCATTATTTAAATCTGGTTCTTGATTTATAGTATCATAGAAATTTTCTATATCGTCTAATTCTTTAGATGATAAAGTAGCGTCTTCAATAGGAATTTCTTGTAATAGTTTAGTTGTGTTAGTTACAGGTGTAGAATCTACCCCAAATGAAGCAAAGTTATTTGAACCTAAATTTACAGGAATTAATTGACCATTAGTCATATAAATTGAAGACTTATCGTTTTGGACATCTTCATATGTAGGGATCCAAGTATTAAAAGGTAAATCTGTTTGTGATTGTCCATTTCTTATAATTGTAATTGGATTTCCATTTCTACCCTCAGTACTCCAGGGACTTTCTACATTTTTACTTCCAGAGGGTTGTTTTGCTGTAGAACCAAATCTAATTGAATTACCAAATCTACCTTCTATAATAATATCTCCTTCATTAGGAAGTAAATTTCTTATATTTGATTTTTCTTCAAAAGTATTCCCAGGTATGGGTTCAGTTAAACTACCACTTTCATTATTTGCAATACCATCAAGTACACTATTATTATCTACAACATTAGTATCTTTTGATATTCCTGAAGCTGGTGAAGGGAGTATATTTAAATGGTTACTATTCCAAGGTGATATAGGATTAAAATAATAAAATTGAACTTCATCAGAGTTTCCTTCTAGTATAGATTCTTTAGAAGGACCTATTGTAATGTATACTATTTCTCCTATTAAAGGAAGTTTTTTAAAATTAATATCAAATGGATAAGCAATATTTCCTTGGGGGTATTTTTTAGGTATAGATCCTTTATTTAATTGTTCAAACCTAATAGCTCCCAATCCAGCCCAACCACCGGCAACTTGAAATAAAGATTCCCCATTAGAATCTGTTGATAAAGATATATCTATAACTCTAACAGGAATTAACCCATTAGGGTTTAAAGATTCTTTAGCTTTAGAGGGTCTATTTAGAGAATTTACTAATGTAGGAAACTGCTCAGCCATTAAACTGCTTTTTCTATATTTTCCTCTAATTGAGGTATTTCAACTTTACTATCTAATTCTTGAAGAGAACTAAAGAGCATTTCTTTATCTTCATCTGTGAGAAGTTCTTCTGAATCAGCTGCTTTGCTATTCATTGCTCTTTGAACAATCCCGGCCATTTTAATTAAGGCATCATCATTTTTAATAGCTAATTCCATATATTCTTTAATTAAGGGAACAATCATTGTTGCTTCACCTGGTGAAGTAATTAATGGTTTTAATCCTTCTATTAAAGAACGTAATTGAACTTCTTTATCTTTTTGGTTTGTGTGTATTTCCTTTAAAAGATCGGCAAAGTTTTTCTTTCCGAATAATTTTATGCTTGAAAAATCCATAAGCTACGCTTTGGATATAAATATGGGTATATATAAGGGTTTAGAACTTCATACTAACATACCCATGTTCATTATATTGACCTACTAACCTAGTATATATTTTCCTCATTTTTTTAATTATTTTAGTAATTTGAGGAGTAGATTGATCAGTCATTTCACGTATGTAGATATATATTGCTTTTTTATTAAACAATTCTATATTTTCTCTTTTACGGAATAATTCTAATATAGCATCGGCGGTTTTAGCATCTTCAGATTTAGGAAAATGATCAAATAAGTATAATTCAAAATATCGAAGTAAATATTCTATAAATTCTGTAGCTCTATCTACGGGTTGATCTAATCCTGTATTATTAACTAAATCTATTACTATAGATTGGTCTTTATCAACTGCATCTACATCTGTTTTTTGTTTTAATTTCTTATAATTATTATTATTATAAAGTATTAAATATCTTTTTGCTATAGTACCAAAATAAGAAAATGCTTTACCTTTTTCTTGTTTATATAAATGGAGTTTTTCAAGTAAAAAGGTTATTACTTCGTGTTGAAGGTGTTGAATTGTGTCTACTTCTGTATAATAAAATTTAAAAGTATGAATAATATTTTCTGTTAACTTAAAAAAAGCATATTTTATACGTGCATTATATATAGCATTACGTTTATCTTGATCCGTTTCATTAACGTATTCAATAATAGCTTCTTCAGTATCAGCAGTAAAGTATTGATTTTTGGTCTTTGGTTTTCTTCTTCTTAAAGTACCTTTTTTGGTATATTGAGGTCCTTCATCTTTTTGAGGTACAGTTAGAATTTTTCCCTCAAGAGACTCGTCTAGTGGTGCAATCATTTATTAAGGTTATACTCGTTGATTAGTTCTTGAATCTCCTTAATTCCTTTAAAAAACCACCCTATTTCATCATCTGATTCGAATATTTGTTTTGAATCAATTTCTTTGATTTTACGATTAGAATCGGACATTATCTTAGACAATTGATCAATATATCCATCTCTTTTATTAATTGCATCCTCTAATTTCTCATTTTTTCTCATCAAATTCCAAATAATATAGAAAATGACCCCGAAAACAAGGATACCAACATTAATTAAGATAATAGTAAGTGTAGACATTTAGAGATTTTTTACTAAATTCATTAAATTATCATTATCAGAACCTATTTTATCTAAGTTAGAGTTAACTCGATCTTGTTTTGTTTGTTTTGGTTTCGGTTGATTACCAAAAGTATGCAACCATTCTCTCTCAAATTCAATTCTTGCAGCCATAAGGTCAGCTTGATGTAAAATAAAGGGAAGTGAAGTACGTGGTTTAGTTTCGGGCATATAGCCTTTAAGATATGGTTGATTTGCATCATCATATAAACCATCATGGGTTTTGATTGCTATGAATTCATTAGTAGTTAATTGAATTCCTGCTTGTTGTAATAAGAATAAACCTCTGTCTGGGACAGTCATGTATTCATTTGATGTATTAAAGGTGTACATCTCACCTAAATTTTTCTTTCTCCATTCATCCTTAGATGGAACAACAGAAACATGTTCTAAGGATCCTATTTTACCTAAATCATGGTTTAAAGCGGAGACAAATAACTCTTCATCTGTGTACGTATCTTTTGTTCCCATTTCCTGCCATACAGCATTTATTTTAAATGCAGCAGTAATTACACGTATAACGTGCTCAACATAACCCCCGGGAAAACAATTGTGATACGCCTTCTTATGAGAAGCTGGGAGTAGGGCAATACGTTCATCCAATTTATTGTAAAAATCAAGGAACTGATCTTTACGATCCCCCGTAACGTATTTGTTAATGCCACTAAGAAGTACCTCGTAGTTCTCCTTTATTTGCTCCGCTGTTAAAACCATTTAGTCTTGTGTTTCGTTATTTAGATAAGTTTGTGCTTGACTTATCTCTTCTTTAATGTTATCAATTGTTTGATTTACTTGAACGTGTTCACCTCTATGTGAATTACTCTTTACAACATTAAGTTGATTTTCAATTTTTTCTAATTTGCGTTGTAATAATTCTTTATATCTCATAATAAAATTCTAAGAGGATTTCTAATGCTTCCTCGATTGTGGTAAATATACGATTGCCTCCCATGTTCTCCAAATTACTATCGGGAAGAATATAAATTTCTTCTCCTGGCCTTTTAGTAAAATTTATTACTGGGTAGCCTTCGTTTTTATAATTTCTTTCAATCCAATCCCCCATGTATTCATTTTCATCAACATCAATTTCTCTGAAGGGAATATTAAGATGGTTGAGGGCTTTTTTTAAAGTATTGCAATAAAGACAGTGTGTAAGTGTGTATAACGTTATGTTCCCTACCCCTTTTTTTTCTATTTCTTTAACCCCCATTTTATAAATATTAATTTTTTAAATCTATCGTATCTCAAAGGTAATGGAAATATTTCAATTCTCCAAATGTTCTTTAAGAAGCTTTTCCCAAGATTTAATTTTCTTTATTCCTTCTTCATGTTTGCTTTCTTCAAACATAGGTAACAAATCATTTTGCAAAGTTTCAAGTACAGGTTCAATTTCCTTTTTATCTACTGTTAGGAAAAGAGGTTCACCTTTATTTTCTAATTTAAACAAATATTCAAATTGTTCTAAAGAAGTATTTAAAAGTGAAGTTTTTAATTGTGTAAACTCACCTAAAGAACCTTCTAGTGCATCTATTGTATTTTTTAATATATCATCCATTTTAATAAACTTTATTTTGAAGATCTAATCTCAGCTCTTCTATTTTTTCTTTTGCAGAGCGTATGTGACCATCTTCCATTAATTCTTGAATTTGACCTACTTGTAGGTATAATCTATATAACTTATTTTTATCCATATTTTTTAAATTTGACTCAGCGGACTCTTCTTAAAAAACTAACCGATAATGAGTATACCCAATAATACATATATACTATTTTGGGCGTAATTCAATTAAAATCGAGTCTTTTACACGGTAAAGACCATCGTATGATACATCCATGTATATTTTAAGAGTCTCATTGTTAATTACCGCGGATTTAGGAATTGGCCCAACCATTTGTTGAGTAAAAAGAGCCAATTCGGTGGGGTAATATCCATAGCGAGCTGCAGGCGGTACAAAGCGTACACTAAAAGGGTACACATAATAAACAGGATAATTGCTAAAAACGCCGTTGCTATAACTCCAGTACTTATCAGTAGAGAAGACAGCGCGTATATTAGACTCGCCATTATATTTCTGATTTTCGGCCATATCGGTTGATTCGGCAAAAACTTTTGTGTAAGTGTAGTTTTCAAGTGTATCTAAATAAATTGTTTGTTGATAATTCTGGGTACCATCGATTGTAACAAATGCTTGACCCGTGCCACGCAAGGGTTCTTCATATACATACCCATCTAACGGATATCTTTGATCCCATACATAAACTTCTTTAGTGCAAGAAGTAAATAATAGTATTATAATTAATACTACAAGTCCAACTCCGGACCAAGCCGCTATTGTGTATGATGATTTTGTGCTTTCCCTATCGTAATATGGGTGTTCTTCCATTTTATATAACCTTTTTAATTCGGTCATCAATGTACGAACAATATCTTGGGGAGCCAAATATACTTATATATACTTGTCGATATAAAAAATTTTTTTAAAAGAAAGGATTAAGATCTTAATCTTGTTTCCCAAAAGAGGTAAAAGCGATTTTGAATAATGAAAGTATACGCTTCCATAACGGTAGCGATTCATTTTCTAAATCTTTTTTAGCGTCTCTTCTTTTTGCCTGCTTGGTCTTAAATATATTCATTGTAAATAAATATTACCATAAATCGCCTGATATCTTATGTACTGGGCGTTTGTATGAAGAATACGAGTAATTTATACATATTCTTTTTTTATTATCGGTTTGGGGTAAAGGTCTATGAAGTAGCCATGAGGGAAATAAAGTTAATACATTCTCCTTAGCCTCTATAGAATATGGCTCTCTCGATGGGTTAGAAACCTCTAATCCGCCACCCTGTTGAGGAGGTGTAATATACATGACTCCTGTTATAGAGGCCGTACTTTCCGTATGATTATGCCATACTGAGTTGTAATTTTTATTATCTTGAACGTAAATATTATATTCATTTCTCTCAAAATTGGAATCAACATTATAATACTCGTGTATAATAGGATTAATAATATTCTCTAAGTAATTATTAACCTCTGCAATATTGCAATAAACATTATAAACTCCCTCGGGAGGAGGATTATCATAAAAATGTTGAAGTAATCTATCTCTCCAAGGATCTAAAAACTCTTTTAAAGGTAAATCGTAGTATTGATGAACCCATCTATCTAATCTCCAAAACTTAGTCAAATTTATAGTATTTAATTGTATCTTCTCGTATTACTTCCTTGATCTCTGGTTCACCTAATGAAATTAGTTTTTCTAACAAATTAGGTTCTACTGAATGCATATAATCAATAGTATCTTGCATATAAATTAAACTCATAATACACCTATTAATATTATTGTAAGTAAAGCTATTAAAACAGCCGCACCGATTACCATGTAACCGATGAGAAGCCATTCTAATAAGTTTTTCTTTATTTTATTCACTATAACCTTGGCTTACCTGCCTCGGCCATATTGGCCTTCTTATATGGCGTGATTAATTTTTTAATTGCTCCTGCTGCCTTTCTTGCTCTCTGTTGAGATGCCTTAGTACTACCATTATTTTCTCCTACTAGGATATTGAATTGTTCTACGATTTGCTCGTAAATCTCGTGTTTTGTCATAATTTTTAATTTGATGTTATTAATATAATAAAGAGAATGGCTAAAGTAAGTATCATTAATTTGGCTACCACATCCATTATCTCTATATCTTTTAAACTACCTGTTGCTAAAACCGAATATAGAATGCCTTTTATTAACCAATCTATAGTTTTCCATGCTTTAAGAT